AAAATTCTCGTCCGGTTTTTGTCATCCTCATTTTGCCCAAGTACCACTGAAAATAGTCACGCCCCCAAAGAGCAGCAGAACGAACACAGGTTCGGATCGTCGAAGTATAGTCCGTCTTGTCTGCACCTTTGTAATACCACATTGGAATTTCCTCAATCAAGCTCTTGGGTAATGGTCCAACAATCATCGACTCGGGCCCATCAAAAGGATTCTTTACAAAATAACGACTCAAAAACACAAGATCTTCGAACTTGGAGAATTTAGAAATCTCGCCCTTATCGGGTGCCGTTGCCTTGACACCACACGACTCCAAAATTGGTGGAATTGTGTCTCCGTTAAACCACTGAGCATTATCAGATACAGTTCCAATGAAATCATCCCCATACGCGTGTATAACACAATTTTCTTTGAAATGTGATCGTGTCAACGGAGCACCTTCCGCAATTGCAAGTTTGATCCAAGAATAAGAAAGAAGAATCCAATTTGCAATGGTATTATAAATTGTTGTCATAGTACATCCAGATGGATTGCCTTGATGGTAATGAAACAAATCGCCATCGATCACAACAAAGTGATTGAAACTCTCAATACCTGAACAGATCACGTGTTTCTTATCTTCTTCCTTGAAGACTGAAGCGACACATTCTGACACAGTTTGCAAGAGTTGCATTGACTCCGACGCGTCAAAACCTGAATAATCCAGAGCAAAATGCTTCTTCCCCATCATACGGTGTTTCATTCCCATATCGTGCCATTCTGTCGACTCTGGATTAATCCCATACGCATGTGGAAGCTTAAGTCTTGCTTCCTTAAATTGCACAACAAAATCAAGAAACAACATTCTGTCTGCTATGACTTTTTCAGCGGAACCTGCAGTGAAAATACGTGTTTTTCCGTCAAGAACCCTCTCTAACTCACGTCTCTCATCCTTGAGAGTGCCTCGAAAAAGACCCGGTCTCACCTCACCATTTTCCCTACAATTCACAACGTCAGCAACAGCATCTGAAAGTTCTTTCTTGGGACGCCATTCACCATCAACAAAATCAAAAAGATCAGTTTTTCCTTTCGATCCTGCAGTTTTCATCCATGACCAGGGTAAACCAGGAGAGGTATCAATAGCCATCTTAGAACCTTGACCATAATGAGACTCACCATTAATTGACGCCTGAAGCGAAATATGTGAGCACTCCTGGATATGTGCAGCCAAGTCTTGTTTAACCCAATCTGCTGCCTTCTCCAGGATAGCTGTATCAAAGAAACCAGGATGATGCATCTTCTTATCAACGGCCTTCTGCATTGAAGCATAATTCAACTGTGCCGGTGCAGATGCAGGTCCATGTCCAAAAATCATTTTATTCTCTTCTTGCAAAGGTGAAGGTCTAATTTCACTTGGTGGTATACACGAAACTCCGGGTTTATCGGCATGCAAATATCTACCCAAAGCTGGAAGAGGGTTTGTTATGTTTCTTCCAGTCTCACCCTCAGGATCAACAGGTGGATAATTTGCGAAGCCTCTACACTCCACACCTCCGGAAAGAGATTCAATCAAACTACGTGTTATTGGCTGGAAGTAGTTTTTCTTTGTATTCACATCTCCAGCAACATATATCCCGGCAATACGCAAAGCCCCATCTTCTCGTAACACGAGAAGAGACCCACAATCACCATGGGCAAGATCTGGTATGTCTGTTGTATACAACTGAGCAGTATACTCTGCATAAATCCCGTCTGCGTACTTAACATTTCCAGTAAGTTGAAGTTTCCCAACGGGGACAGCAAAAGTACAACGAGGTCCAGCATTCAAAGTCTCACTAATGCGTGGAACGAGTGCCATCAAGTCCAAACGTTTTGAAAAGAAACCACTAGGTTGAAGAACATCATGGCAAATATGTCCCAAAAGTGAACGCTGTATTTTAAGCGATTTAAATCGAACAAGTATACCATCACTGTTTTCAAGATCGAAACCAGAAACATTCTTCGCGGATCGAAAATCATGAATTGCATCATCAAACACAGTCTCCGTGAAAGATGTTGTATCAGTTTCCACACGGAACCGGTAAGATTTACACTTTTCACCTCCAAGAATATGTCTTGGAACAAGTACCATATTGGAAACAACTTGCAAGCCATACATCGTTATTTGACGAGGTCCATCGGAAAGGAGGGTTATACGCACAAACTGTGAGGCAAATCTATCTATCATATGTGCATCACCCTCATTGACATTAATCTCAGAATCTAATTCCGAGATCCAATCTGCCGCATGAGCGCGAGCTCCACCACGAATCCTTCGTGTTGTCGCACCCTTCTTTCCTTGTCTTTTGTTTCCATGTTTCTCATACTTAACCCAAGTACGTTTCTCTGGGTCATAGAAATAACGATTTCCCTCACGGTCCTCGTAACCTCGATCATCACCTTGCCAAGACAATCCAGCTTGCTCACGCATGTACAACATATGCTCAATGTCGTTACCATTGCACACTATCTTATCCTTCTTTGACACGAACATTGACAAAATCACGGATAAAAGCGTTTTAACAAAGTTAATCATAACAAAAGCAAAGAAACAGAAAATGAAAAAGCGATACAATATAATACAAAAGCCAAGAACACCAACCCAAAAAGCTGAGTATTGTTGCTCAATACCCATACGATCACGAACTTCACACAAGATCTCGTAATCATCAGGGGCAAAAACACCAGCACTCACGAGATGCAAGTGACGAAGCTGGAATTGAACACGCTGTCCATTTATATTTGGTCCAATCATGGTTTTGTTATCACCATCTTCAAACAGAAAACCCCTTTCACCAAGACGAGACACAAAATATGCCAAATCGTGTTCAACTGCAGGGGCGACACGACCACGACAAAATGTCCGATAAGCAGTCACAACATCAAGTGCACATGTCAAACGCTCCTCAGTTGCACCTTCCTCAAAATCGAAAGATTGAGAAACACCTCTACAATACCACGACTCAAACAAGGCAACAGAACTACCAAAACGACACTTAACTATTTTCTTGAGCAACGAAACATTAAAATTCACAAGTTCGTTCAAACTAGAAATACTGCGAATCAACTCTCCATTAGCACTCCCAAAAACCATGTCGCCATACTGATTGCGCAATGGGAACTGATATTCACTGTATTCAGCACGATCACCTGCATGACCTGGAAGAATCAAGGATTGAGTAACAACCTCATCGGAAGCATGTGCCTTAGCAGCTATATTCGCTTCACGGTTTTTAGCTTTCACAGACTCAACAACCCTATCGACAAGTGCATCCAAAGAAATGGTTGTGTAATCATCAACATAAAACTTGTTTGCTGCAGGCTCAACAGAAGTATCCACATACTTTAAAGGCCATCCCGCTTGAGTGAAATCATCAGAACGTGAAGGTGCAGTTGCACCAGGTTGGTTAACAGGTCCTTTAACTTTGCCATTGTCTGCAACAACACCAACAGGAACTGGCAAGTACTTACCTTGCTTCCAAATGCGCATCTTGTAATGAGAGTTATCACGGGACAAACCTTGAGAAGTCAAATTTGGATTCGATGGATCAGCACGAGCTGGGAAACCATTCTCCCAAGATATCAACACATGATTCTCCATTCTACGCAAAAGAGCTGCGCGGTCTACAGTTCCTGTCTCGGGAAAAGCAACATTAGATGTACAAATGACAACTTCAGATGTGAATTTTGTCTTCTTTTCCTTAATGTCCGCCATCTTCAGACCATAAACTGCATTGGATATCAAAGGCAACCAGGTTTGATGCTCAACATCAGCTGTTTCTTTTCCAGCGTTTGGTCGGGAAAAACACTCCTCCATCTTACAGATTGGCTGATTGCAATAGCCATCCCAATGATCTTGAATGGGATTTCTATCATACAAGTATGCACCTGTTTTAAATTCTTCAGGCCACTGTCGTTTAGCTATCTCTTCTGCAAGAGCCTTCGCAATATAAGTCTTACCAATTCCAGCTGGTCCAGCAATGTACACAACAGTTGGTTCAACACGGGACAAAACATTACGCGAGTTTACAGCACTCATAACAGCCTCGTACAACTTCTTGTACTCATTTGTAAAATGCACTCTCTCTGCAAAAGGATACTCCTTCACGAGCACCAAAGTACGAAGAACTCCACATGCTTGAGCCAGGAGTTCCTGGTAATTTGGAAGGTGGGCGTAAAGAGCAGGATCATTGCTCATCTGACCACACGCCAAAACCGCATGAGCCATTTCAACCAATAACTTCGGAACTTCAGCAATCGTTCTTCGACTCTCTTCTGCAATATCCACACGTGTTAATAAAGCTCGAATCGTTTCATTTGAACGGCAACTCACAAGAAAACGGAGAAGAACAATAACAAGATCAGACAATTTAGAAATTGCCTGCTTGCTACCATTCTTAAACAAATCCTTGCAACCTGTTACATCATACAAACGGAAGAAATTGTTAACAATAGAGGTCGATAAGGTACCAGTGAAAAGAACAGAAATCAGAGTCAGAAAGACAGTAACAAAAGGTTCAACGGTTTCGTCTCCATGAGCAGTTGGTTTTGAAAACATGGAAATGAAGTCAACACACAATTGTTGCCCATATTTTGGAATCAAAACAAGACCAAGAAGAGCAGCCCACTGCTTAACAGTTTCACAAGCAGTCGCCAAAGTTGCAAAGCAAACAACAAGAGCAGCAGCCTCAACAAGTTTTGCAATCTTTGAAAAGGTGTCTTTAACCGTTTCAACGGTAACCTCCACCTGTTCATAGATCTTTTGAGTTGAAGCAGCTTCTGCCAATCCAGATCCAAACTTACGACAGCATTCACCAAAGAAATCACTCCAGGTCTTGGAGTCCCGTGAAGGAACCATCGCAAAGAGTTTTTGTATCTGGTGACGTGTAAAGAAACCAGCCATAAACATCATGGCTAACCAAAGAATTTCAAGGGAACAATGAGCCTGAGGACCAGACAATCTTCGCATGAAACTCTTTCCCACATCAGCACGGAAGAGATCTTCAGAAGTTCCAAATGGAACTTTCCTACCACGATAGATCTCAAACTTCTCTCCCTGCTCAAACCAAACCAAAACATGTTTCGGTATACTTGGATCATCTGTATTATCCAAGAAACTATGTTTGGCCCACAAGGTCCAATCGACCTTTCGGACAATGTCCGGTTGATAGAGGATATCCTCTAAATGAAGAACTTCTGATGAGTTCAAATAAGCTGACAAACGCTTCGCCATCTTGAGTAAACACTGAGTAAACTCTCACACTGAGTAAACAACACTGAGTAAATCTCTGAGTCTTACCAATTCCAGCTGGTCCAGCAATGTACACAACAGTTGGTTCAACACGGGACAAAACATTACGCGAGTTTACAGCACTCATAACAGCCTCGTACAACTTCTT